TATTAACTACTTAATCTATTCTTAAATAAAAATATTAATTATAAAATTTAAGTTAAAATAAAGTAGTTAATAAAAACTGCATACGAATTTAATTTTTATATAAATTCTCTATAATAAGAAATCAAATAAATTCAAAATATAAATTCATATCATATTTTTATTAACTACTTAATTTAAAATTAAACAAAATAATTAATTAAATATTTTAAGCAATCTCTAAGTATTTAATAAAATTTGGATATAAATTCTATATAAATTTAACATTAAATTAAGTAAATATTAAATATAATGATATGTAATAATAAGTAATATAAATTATTTAATATAAGGATTTATAATGGACGCAATACCAAATATTTCAGAAATAGATATTTTAATGATTAGTATTTTAGATAAAATACCAAATTGGAAGTCAAAATTGTATTATGAAGTTATAGATGATTCTGTATATCTTGAAGCATTAGAAGAGCAATATGAAGATTTAGTGGATATTGTTTATAATAGATTAGATAAATTAATGAATACACTTCAATAATTTAATAGTTCAGTCATTCAATAGTTCAGTGATTATTTTAAGTTTTCTAAATCTTTAACTTTATTATATAGTTCTAAATTTTCTTTATTAAGAGAATTTAATTGAACTTCAAATTTTTCATTGTGTGCTAATATGCACGCTCTTTTAAATACATTGCTAAGATGTTTTTCTTTATCCGAATCTTCAGTATTGTTAATTTCTATACCAAATTTAATCATATTATTTTCTATATAATATCCATCTAAATAATAATCAAAATCATAAACAATAAATTTATTATTTAAATAATAACACTTAAAATAATCAGAATAATCAGTAATAGGCAATATATCAGATTTAAAAATAAACATATCATCATCTAAATTTATATATATCAATTCTAAATTTAATTCAGGGGATATTTTATTAATAAAATTATCTATATTAAATTTTTTAATTCTTTTATTATATTCTTTATCTGATAATCTATAAATTTTTAAATTCTCTAAATCAAGAAATTCTATCAATGATGTATCAAAATGATAGTATTTACTTTTATTAATTGAATCTAAATAATCGGCTAGGTTTGTTGATTCTTTATCAGAATAACCTAAATTTAATATATAATCTTTTAATTGATTTGAATTTAATTTAGTGCTTTTGGTGTTTTTTGATTTAAATCTATTAATTAGATTAGGTGTTATATATGTGGTAATCATCGTGTGTCAATACCTTAGTTGCATTTAATATAATTTTTACAGAACAACCGACTTCATTGTTCTTAACATTTATTTTGCCATTGTTTTCTTCTAATATTACTTTATTTATATATAATCCATTGCCCCTATTTGAGCCTTTAGAAGAGTTAGATTCTTTAAATATATTTCTTAAAATTTCATTTGGAATTCCATTGCCGTCATCTTGAATTTCAAAGCATATTCTATCAGAATTAAAATATACAAGATTAAAATTAACTTCAGTGGCGTGTGCTTCTATTGAATTTTTAATACAATTTATTAATATACCTGACAATTCTGTATTAGATATATTAACTTTATAATCTTTTAATCTATCATCTATTTGATATTCTAATTTAGCAAGTGTTATTATAATAGCATTTAATGAAAAATCTATAATATCGTATAATGTATTATTATTTTCTTTTATTTTCTTATATTTGCTGATTTTTGCCATAATAATATAAAAATATTTAAAAGTATCATTAAAAATTTTAAGGTCTTTAGGTGTAAAAGATTTGTTATATTTTTGAAATAATTTATTTAAAATTGATATAGGCGTGCCAAGTTCGTGTGCTAAATTTTCTGTAATGATATTTCTTGTGTTGTCAATTTTTTCAAACATATTTTTAGTGTTTTGGATATTTTCTTGCTGATTATTTTTGTAGTCTTTATAATTATTATATAATAAAATTCCTATTAATAATACACATATAATAATTGAATTTGTAGTTAAATATCTTTGAACTTTATCTTCTATTGTTATTAATTCTTTTAATTCTTGCTCTTGATTTTCAGGCAAGCAATCTTTATAATTCTTATAGAATTGCTGAATTTTAAATATATTTAATTCATCATAATCAGAATTTAATAAAAATAGTGAATTTGCTGATATTAATATTACAAAAAATATTACAACTTCCATAAAAATTTTGCTAAATTTAGACATTAATTTATACTTTTTAAAGTTTTAATAATTTCTTAAATTTAGTTAATCTTTCATCTAATGTAAAAGTCATCTTTGCCACTGATTTAGATTCTAAATTTAATCCTGTTAATTTTCTAAATTGATTCATCATTTTATCAATAAATGTTATTTCAGGTGACAATGTATTTCCTGTAAAAAATAGATAATCTAAATTTTGATTTTTAAGATACAAATATTCAAATAAATCAACACCATCTAATTTTAAATTATATTTTTTAGTAGAATTATTAGTGGTCTTATACTTATCATCAAAATATATTTTTCTTACACCGCCTATTATTAAATCTATTATTGCCTTTGAAGGGGTTATTTCAAATGTTTCACAAAATTCAATACATTTATAAATAGCGTCAGCACCATAAAAAGATATAATATTATATTTTTGTTTTGTTAAGTCTTTTAGGTCATCTTCAACAAAGGTGCAAACACCTAAAGAATCATCGCATATTATAATAGTTTCTTTATCAGGGTTGTAATCAAAAATTAAATCATTTAATGTTGAAGGTTTTTGATGTTCTAAGAATAATTTAATATCATTGTTACATTCTATATTAGAAAATGAATATGATTTTAAATTATGAAAACTTAAGTATATAAAATCAGTAATCTTATTTAATATAGATGTTGTCATTTTAATCCTTTCATTTAGTAATTTAGTTATTTGGTAATTTAGGAAGTTTAGGTATTTTTGGCTCTTCATCTGTTTCTAATGTTTTTGTGTTATCGTAATTTGATGTATTCTTTTGCATATGTGTAACACTAGGTATAATTGTTTTTGATAAATCTGTAACTTCTTTAGGTCTTATTAATATTGTTAAACAAATAAAGATTAATCCTATAAAAATTAATACATATTTAGCAGGTATTTCTTTAAGTTTATTAATAGTTATTTGATATATAGTTTCTGTTTCAGGTATTATTACAACATCATCATTTGTTGTAGGTGTTGGTGTAGGCATTGGCATACCTATCGGAATATCATTATAACTTGAATAGTTTGAATAATTTGAATAACTTGAATTCTGTGATTTATTTTCTAAATCTTCTAATGTTTCTTGAAGATTAATTTCTTGTTCTGATAAAATTTCTAAGAAATCTTTTTTTAAATCTAAAATTTTTCTTAAACAATCATCGTGTGTCTGATGATAAAGATTGTTTTTATTTTCTGAAGCGTCATATACTTCTAGGATAAATTGTATAATTTCCTTAAATTCAGGATATTGTGTTATTAATTCAATTAATCTTTTATTAAAATTATTTTTCTGTTTATTAATATCAATAATTTCATTTTCTAAATTTCTTTGAATATTAATTAATTGTTTATAAATATCTTTATACTTATCTATCATCAGACACCTTATTTCTTAGAACAAAATTTGCCAAGTAATTCTAAATGCTACTGAAGGTTCTTTAATTTTGCCTTTAAATGTTTTCATACTAAAAATTTTTGTATCAGTAAATAAAGCACACTCTGTATATACTACACCTTGACCTGTTCCATTAAATGCGTCTTGTGCTATGTTAAAAATATAAGTGATTGAAGGCTGTCCTGATTCACAACCTGTTACAATTACATCTGCTGTTGAACTATTTGAAGCACCATCAGCAATATCTACGGCTTTAGTATTAGAAATTGATGAACTAGGTGTAAAAGTTAATTCATTCCAAGATTCGCCTTTAGTTGCTATATCTGTTCCACAAAATAAATCAACTCTATTAGCATTAAATCCGTGTAGTGCAGTTTTAGGAATTAGAACATCATCATCTACGTGACCCTTTGTTCCCATTACAAATCTATTAATTATTGATTGTCCTGCTATGCCACCTAATAAATTAGCAAAACTACATCTAGCAGAATTCATTATTAGATTGTGATTTTCTTCAGTGTCTATAACTTTTCCGTTTTTAAGTGTTTCTATTTTAAAATATCCACGAATAGGATTAATTGTATCACTAATTTTATTTGAATTTAAATTCATTAATAGTCCTTATAATTATATAACTCTTTAACTATTTATATTTTAAATTATGTAAAGTAACTAATCTATTAATTAAATCAAAAGTCTTTTCTTTGTAATGCTTATCGTATTTTACAAAATCTATACCTAAATAAATTTGATTATCTAAAACATATAATTCATCTAATATAGAGCATTCATCTAAAGTAAAAATTTCATTGTTATATTCTATAATATTATTTTCTAATTCTCTATAATTCTTTAATATCTTAGATTTCATAATTCCGCCACGATGTGCTATATCTATAAATTCAGTTTCTAAATTATGATTAATAAGAAATTTAAATTTTTTAAGATACACATAATAAATTTTTTCTGTTATAGTATATTTAAATTTATAATCAAATAATATAATAGAATAATCATTATCTGTTAAATAGTAATAATTATCTTTTGTATATTTTTGCATAAATTTATATAAATTTAAAGATTCAGATTCAGTGTATTTTAATTTATTAATACATATATCTATAAATTCCTGTTCTGATAAAAATCTAGGTTTTCTTTTAGTAATAATATATTGATATAATCTAGTCATACTTTTTATAGTTTAATCTTATAATCTGAATCAGGATAAACATTTTTAATAGTATCAAATATAATTACGTTAGGTTTATCTTGATTAAAATTTAAATCATTATAATCATAATTTTTATTATAAATTATGTTCCAATTTGGCTTAAATATGTTTAAATTTGGCTCTAAAACTTCTGATAATACACCTTTAGAACAAGAATCATTATAATCAACTGCTAGTATAATATTTTTTAAATTTAGAAATCCTATTGATACTATTGCTTCTAATGTATTACCCATATTTAATTGGGAATCAGATATTAAAACAAATATTTTCTTATCAGGTTCTGCTATTGCTATACCTTCAGCAATACCCAAAGAATTTCCTAATGTAAAATCTGCATAATCTATCCAATCAATTGTATCATCAAGCCCTATATTATTATAATCTTTAGGATAAAAATCATACATACCATAAGGCTTGCCTATAAGTTTATAATCTGAATTTTGAATTAATTTAAGTAATACATTATATAAAGGTTTAACAGAATCATAAGACTTATTGTGTAATATATATGATTTCTCGCAAGACATTTAATAACTCCTTTAAATTATTTTCATAATTTAATTTATTATATTCTCTACCTGGAATTTTAAAATTTTTAAATCCTTGATTAATAAATCTAGGTATAGAAGTTTTATAATTTTCATTAAAAATATTTAATCTTTCTTTTAAATAGCAACCATTATATTTAGATTTAAAAAAATCTTTATTTGATATATTTTTTGATATTATATCAAAATGATTATAAAATTCAGGACAATTATAACATCTATTATCAAGCAATATTTCTGTTTTATCAATATTATCATATATTCTAGGGTCATCTTGATAATAACATTTTAAATCTGTGTCTAGGTCTATTTTAGATATTACAGATTGAGTAGTTTTTATATTAGGATATTTTTGTTTAATATAATTTAATAAATCTAAATTTGATATTACTACGCTTGCGTGGATTTCGTTTAATTTAGATAGTGAATCTAAACCTTGTTGTTCTGTTAAATCTATATAATAATTTGAAAATGTTGCTGATATACCAAAATTATGTTTAATACAAAAATCTATCTGTTCTTGATTTATTGAGTATTCTAAAAATCTGCCACCATTCCACTTAGAATTAGAAAAACTATCATAAAATATAAAATCAATACCTTTATATTGTAAAAATTTAAATCCTAATAAATTCTTTTTAATAATATCAAAGTGTGATGATAAACCTGCTATTCTAAATTTCATAAATATACTCCAAATCATTTAGGCAAAATTTTAAATCACAACTATCACAACAATTATAATTAATATTAAACAAATCATAAGTTAAACATCTATTAAATTTATTTTTTAAAAAATTATAATATATTACATTATCTTGTATATTGCATTTTTTAGGATTTTCAATTTTATTAAATATCTCATAAAACTTTAAATTTAAATTAGTATTTAATCTGTTGGCAATACTATTTTTATCTTTAGGGATATATTCTAAAGTTTTTAAAATTTGTTTATTACCATTGTTGTTTTTAATTAAAAATATAGGATTTAATTCTGTGTTTATTTTTAATTTTCTTAATTTTTCATAATATTCATCAAATATAGGATTATCAGATTCTTTCATAATACAAACTGAAATATTAAATTTAGTTCTTAATTTAAATATATTTTTAAGAAATAAATTAAAATCTATATAACTATGATAAGAACAAATTAAATTTATATTTGTTGAATTTAAACTTAATAATTTATTAATATTAATAGTATTTGTGAATATAGTTATTTCTTTATCTTTGAATAAATCTAATATATCGTCAAGATATTGTGATTTTGTCGGCTCGCCACCTAATATAAAAACTTTTTGGATTTTATCTTTAATTTTAATTAAATTTTCTAATCTAGGTTTTAAATCTAATTCATAATCTTTGCCATATAAAGAGCAATATTCACATTGTAATTGACAATTTTTAGTTAATAATATTTCTAAATCCATTAAATATTCCTGTATTTACAACAATTATTTCTAGCAGGACATACGCATTGTTCTAATTCACATTTATACAATTTATTTTCAGATATATATGTATTTAACTGCTCTAAATTAAATTTCTTTTCAGAACAAAATTGTTCCACTAATCCGTCAAATTTAACAGGTATATCAAATATTTTATTATCACAATACCAATCTTTAAAATTATTTAATTTAAGTCTATAACTATCTATTTCATTAAATTTATATACATTATCTGTATCATCAAAAATTAAATTTTTATCTAAATATTTGTATATTAAATCTAAATATAGTTCAAATTCTTTTTTATTGTTTTGTATAACCTTATTCTTATTAAATATAAAGTTTCCATAAAAATCAATATTGTTTTCTTTACAAAATTTAATATAATCTAAGTGTTGTTCTTGATATTTATTATCAAAAAGAAATGTAGTAAAAGTGTTGCAATATTGTTTATAATATAAAAGTGATTTATAAAATTTTTCATTTGTAGTTGCAAAAGGATAAAAACTTAAATATATATTATCTATGTATTTTAATAGTTCAAATTTAATTAATTTTTCGCCATTTGAAATTATTGTAATTTTATCTAAATTTGGTAATTTTCTTAATTCTGTTAATACGTATTCAAGGTAAATATATATTGAAGGTTCGCCACCTAATAGATAAATTTCAAATTTATGATTTACTTTACTAAGAAAATTTATAGCATTGTTTATATTAGATTTTGAACTAAATGTATTCCATTGATTTGTTCTCGCATAACAAAAACTGCATTTATAGTTACACATATACAATAAATTCCAATGAAATTTAATATTATTTGGATTATCTAATTTTGGATTTATAATAGTCCGAAATGTATTAAAATTTGAAGTCTTTAAAGTGTCTGACATTATTTTCATCTACTCCTGAATTAGGTTTATATTTCCAAGTTGTTAATTTTCCTTGACATAAACATAATTTATTAGGACATTCCATCCAACAATCACTATTATTAATTTGGTCTATTGTTACACTATTCCAATTACAAAAATGATGTATTTCTGATGAATTAACAGGTATATCAAAGTTATTATTATGGCACTGCCAATCTTTTAATTCACTTAAATTACTTAAATATGAAATAACATCATCTATTTCTATAAAACTACCATCTTTACGATAAAATTTTTGTTCTTTTGGTCTATCAGGATATTTTAAATCTAATTCTTGTAAGAACTCTTTATAATCGTTATTAGTATTCATATAATCAGTTGCATTATGATTAAAAATAACATTAAAATAATAAGATATATTGTTTAAAACACAAAAATCAATCATATCTAAAATTAAGTCTTTTTCTTTAGCAGATGTAAGCATTATATTAACATTTAAAATTAGATTTTGTTGTTTAATTTGTTTTAATCTTGATTTAAATTTATCAATATCCTTTACTTCTGTTGGGTGGTATGTAATATTCCAATTAAATTTATCGCCTAGTGATTTATGCAAGTTTAAAATTTTATTAAATTTTTCATCAGGTAAATTATTATTTGATATTACGCCAAATACTCTAAGTTTTTCTAGTTTATATAATTCTTTTAAAATATATTCATAATAAGGACTTAATGTAGGTTCGCCACCTAATAATGCAACTTCTAAGGGTTTCTCAATTTGCTTTAATTTTGATAATACATCATTTATATTTTTTATATTATTTAAATTATTCCACTTATCTTTTAATTCTCTAGCATAACAATAAGAGCAGTGCTGATTGCATATCATAATTATATCCCAATGTATGCGTATTGTATCATCTGCACCAAACATCATATATCTAGGTTCTTGTCTTTTATGGACTTTTTCTTGAATTATAAAATCATTGATACTGTCGTTATACATTTAATTCTCTTAATTTAAAATTTGTATCAGTGTTTAAGTGATTAAAACTTATATTATCGTTGCCGTCTGTTGTTTGTTTATATAGTAATTTATTGCTTAAGTGTATTGTATCAGTGTTTAAATTTTTAAATAAAAATACATCATTATCAATATAATTACCTTTTATTATAGTATTAAATATTGATTTCTTAAATATTATTTGTCCTAGTTGAAAAAATTTAATATAATCTTTATTAAATATATTATTTAAAAAATAATTAAATTTATATGATTCTTTTCTAAACATATATTTAGATATATCTTTTAATCCATATTCAGGATAATATAATCCTAAAATTAAATCTTTATCTCTATTATTATAATAAACATCAAAGAACGAACTTAACAATATATCATCATCTTCTAATATATAAATATGTTCGCCGTGAGCGGAATTAATTAAGTGCATATATACATCTGATAAGTCATCAGATTTAAAATAACTATATTTGATTAAATCAGATTTAAATTCTTTATACTCTATTAAGTCTGTTGTATCAGAATCATTATTAACTAATATTTCTAAATGAAATTTATCAGAACAATTTTCATATTTAGATAAAACAGATTCAACACATCTTTTAAATAACTTAGGTCTTTTGTGTGTTAAAATTAATATACTCAAATCTACCGCCACTTTTTGAACTCCAATCCGTCATTGCATTGTTTTAGTTTGCAAATAACATAATCTTTAAAATATAACTTAAAATCTAAATCTTTTATATTAATAGGATTTATATTGTATTCAGGTTTAGCATAATCATTACAACAATAAACATTTAAATTATTATCTATTACTAAATTTTGTGCTACGCAACTACATTTAGTTAAATATAATTGCTCGTGATATTTTTTGTTATATGCTTCATCATATCCTATAATTGCACTATTAATTTTAAATTTATATTCTTGTTCTAAGTAATTCATTAAATAAGGATATTTCTTTGAAAAATAAAAATAATCCCTATAATCAACAGGATTTTTAGTATAATCAATTGTAAATCTCATTTTTAAATGATTTGGTATCTCTTTTGCCAATAAATTAAATTCTTGTATAAATTGTTTTTCTTTATTATATTCTGTATTTATAAAACAATATCCTAGTATATTTAATTCTTTTAATTTTCTTAATTTAAGTATAAATTCAGACACATCTTGTTTGCCTATATGATAGGAACTACATATTTCTAAATTTGGCTGTTTAAAATTTTTTAATCTATCTATACTTATACTTAAATTTGTTTGAATTTGAATTTTTGCTATTCTATTACCAAGAATTTTATATAATTCTTGTATTATAAATTCTAAATTTGGATTTAAAGTTGGCTCACCGCCATAAAAATAAATAAATATTTTCTTAAATCTTTCAGGTAATGTTTTTAATTTATCTAATACTAATAAACAATCATCATAACTCCATTGTTTAGAATTATTGTCGTATTCTTTACAGAACCAACATTTCTGATTGCATTTGTAGCAGGGTTTAAGAGTTATTTTTAAATCATATGGGAAGTATTGCTGTTTATCCAATAGTTCCCAATTCTTTATATTAAAATTCATATTTAAATAATAGTTAATTCATCAGGGAATTCATAAATAGATAAATCATTTTCATAATATCTATCATTTTCTTTAAAATATACCTTAATATGATTATCCTTAACTTTAGTGTTTTGTTTAATTTTATAAAAACTAAGAGTCTTTGGCAAACCATTACGATTATCGCTAATATAAAATTCTACGTCTTTATTTTTTACTAAATCTAATATTTTATATAAATTTTTTATAGACTCATAATATATAAAATATGTTTTAATTGTTCTTTCTTCTGTAAAAAGTTTTTCTAAGTCAGCATAAAAAATATATTTCTTTTCTTGTGTGAGTAGATTTTCAAATACTGCATAATTATCTTTATACCTTAGAAATTTATAATAACTCCTTTCATAAAAATCCTTTTCTGCATTAAATTCAAAGACATCACAATAATCTAATTCACTAGGTATTGCTCTTATTGACATTTTCCAATTTCTTTTAATAGTATGCCATAAATTTGAAAACATTTGAACTCCTATAATTATTTAATCTTTAAAATTTTATGATTATTTGTATGTAACTTCTTATTAAGTTTTTTCATAAATTTTGTTATTTTAGATTTCTTAATTTTTTTCTTAAGTTCAAAGGATAATATACCTTTATCAAGCGTAAAATCAATATATTGAGATTTCGCAAAATCCTTAAATTCAACAGATTGTATATTATCTGTATTAATAATTACATCATTAATTTGTTTTAACATTTTAATTCCTTTATATAAGAATAGTTTTTATTTTATTGTCATTTAAATTTTCCATTATTTTATTAACATCAATAATAGGCACACGACTTTCATCAATATTAAATTTAATAACTGTATTATCTGACATTCTAAATACAACTTTTGATTTTTCTTCAATATAGCAACAAATTACTTGTTCTGTGTTAATAATTCTATCATTTACGACTTTCAACATTTTGACTCCTTTGCGTGTTTAATATCTAAAATTAAATCAATAATATCATCATTTTCCTTAAGATTCACTAAATTATTTTTAATATCCGATAATCTAGTTTCTAATCCTATATCTTTATAATTAATATTATAAAATTCATATGGTATTCCTAAATAATCGCACTCTGCGATAAGTCTAGGCGAACAATCAAATTTACGACCAACAGGGGTATATAAAAATTTATTAAAATCGCCAAATTTAACAGGTTTATTTGTAATATAATCAGATTCAGGCAAGTAATCAGAAAATATTAATAAATTTGGATATTTCGCTAAGAGTTCATCTATTTGTTTAAATTCTTTACAATTATGCGTAATATGTGCGAATGTTCTATCGGCTAGTGTTAAAGGTTTCTTAATTTTATCAAGTGCTATTTTCTTAACGTAATGAATAGAATTGTGCTTTTTAGGATAAATTCTTGAATCTTCTAAATAAATTACGTCATCAGGTCTAGTGCCTGCATTTGTGTCAAATTCTGCACCACAATTAAATGCTAATTTAAATCCTAAAACTTTCTTATTATTGAAAAAATCATAACTTCCGTCTGTATTAAGCGATAATGGTGCATATACTAAATCAGGTGTTCCAAATATAAAATCATCAAAATCAAATTCATCAGAATTAATATATCTATTATTAATTATATTTCTTATATTATCAGGTTTATAATCATAAAATAAACATTTAACTTTTAACTTTAATTTAGCAGATTTAAGAAACTGATAATAATCTAAAATTTCAAATAAGTGTCCTGATATTCCGTGAATATTACGCCTATCATAAAAACTATGATATAAGAGTAAATCGCAATCATCTGAATTTAATTTTAAAATCATTATAACCCCTAGTAATCCAATAAAACATAATCATAAAATTTACCCTGATATTCAAATCCATTAGTTAAATCAGGTTTAGAATTTATATAATAATATTTTGTAATATAGAATTTATTATTATAATAAAAATACACGTCTGCATAATCTTCTTCATCTAAATTAACAAAATTATTGTTGAAATGTATTATATCATTTTTAGAATTATGATTATCCAATATATCCGCTTTAAAAATTAGATTATTAATTAATTCTAAATTTAAGCAAGAATTAATGTATTTAAAATTTTTAAATATCTTTTCTAAATCCAATTGATTAACTATGCTATATTTTTTCTTAGATTTTAAATCAAAATATTTAAGCCTGCCGTCTATATTAACTGACTTGACTTTTAACGTATTAATAAAGTAATTATATATGAATAGTGTTTCTGCGTCATTGTAGCCGTGCTGTTTAACAATCTCATATAGGTTAATACTATCTATCGGAACACCTGTTAATTCTTTGCTATGCGTCTTACAAAACGTTTTATTGTATATAGAATCATTAGTCATTAAATGATATTAACTCCTGTATAATTTCGTCATTATATCTTAATTGTCTTTGATAGATATTTTCAGATTTTGCTTCATTATATCTATAATATGCTCCGTCTTTTATATCTTTAGAGATAAATTTAACTTTAATTTTAAAATATCTGCACTCGTGAAATAATCTAGGTTTTATATCAATAGAATCTTTATTTTGTATATAAATTACTCTATCAAATTTATCATAAAATAACGGCGATACAAAAGATTTTCTTTGTATAAAGTTTTTATTTTTAAGATTAAGAACTTTATTCGGTGATGTTACTAAAGTTTTTCTATCGTGATTATCAATATCTCGTAATAAATCAAATCTAAATTTAGATTTATAATTAATCTCTAATCCATCAGGTTTTAAATGATTATATTCTATATAATATTTAACATTTCTGCTAGATTTAAATGTAGAGCCTGATAAAGCATATAATTTACGTCCTAGAATACAAGATTCTTCAGTATAAATTAATGAATAATAATCAAAAAATAATATTTTATTAAATCTATAAGGTTTCTTAATATCAACATAAATCATATAATCAAAGCACCTATCATCTATATTTTTATATTTTTGTTTAATAAAATCTTTGATATAACTAAAATTTAAATTAATATTTAAAAATCCCCAATAAACGTGCCTATTATCAGATTTATCAAATCCGTCTTCGCCTAAATATCTTAATTCCCATAAAGTATAAAAATATTCAAATCCTGATATTATTGAGCCGTCTATATTACCATAAAAACTATATCCTGAATTTAATATTAAGTTAGAATTTGGATAAGTTGATTTATCAATTATAAAATGCTCTTTTGAATTAATCATAAAAATTGCTCCTGAATTCGATTATATTAGTTATTTTATCATCTATAATAGGATTTAATTTAATATCTTTAATTTGCTTTTCTACGCCGTCACAAATATTAAAATACTTACATTTAAAACAATCTTTATTTTTATAATAATGATGTTCCCTTGCATTTTTACAACAATTAATCATATTATCCAAACTAGGTTCTAAATAATCATATAATGCTGAATTCCAATCGTAAATATCGTATATATGTTGAAAATATCCTACTACGTGTTTTTCAAATCCTATCATAAAGCAATAAGGAACATATCTAACATTAATATATTTAATTTTAGATTTTAATATAAAATTTTTAATAGGTTCTAATAATATATTATAATCAATTTTTTCATTATTCTCTGCGTCTGAAAAATAATTCAAAGGTAAGAAATTTAATTCAAAAGGATTAATATTTTCTAATAAATCAAAATATAGATTATCTATAAATTTATAATTAGAATTTGTTACAACTGCATTAATTCTTACTTTTATACCTAATTCTTTAGCATTATTAATTGATTTTAAAATCTTATCAAAACTACCTTTAATACCTGTTAAATTATCGTGTATTTCATTAACGCTATGAAGACTAAATAAGATTTCAGATAATCCTGATTGTTGTGCTTTTTTCATAAATTCAATATCTTGAAATTTAATACCATTTGTTAAACACGATACCTTAGAACTATTAATGTTCTCTGATTTAGATTTACAATATTTGATAATATCGAAAAATTTACTATGTATAGTTGGCTCGCCACCTGATATATCAAAATCATCTGTATATTTTGATAAAAAATCAATTCTTGATTTAATAATATCAAAACTCAATTCTTTATCATTTAAATTATGCTTATAATAACAAAATCCACATTTAGCATTACATCTTAAGCCTATATCGACTTTTGCTCGTCTGCATATAGGCTCATTAGGATAGTAAATATCTTTAAAAGAAAACTTGTTATAATTAATATCCACTAAATCAATCCTTTATAATCCTTATTTTGTTTCAGGTGTTACTTTATTTAGCAGTTGCAAATATAGTTCTTTTTTGCCGTGAAAAACAAAATCTATTCTTGCTATTAACAATTTATATTCTTCATCATTTTGTTTTAATTCATTGATTACTGAAGCAAGTTCTTCAGGTTTCAAAGCATATAACAAACTCATTAAAGGATTAACTTTTTTAAGTTCATCATCATCACTTACACAATTTTTTGCTTTTTCATAATCTGCTGTATATTCGCTAGGAATATTAATTGCTTTCATATGTTTTTCAAATTTTTTCAATCCAAGCAATGCTAGTTCTCTAATTTGTAGGGTATCTAGTTTTCTTTTATTGAATTCTGATATCAATATATTTTTATTTTCTTTTGGCAATTTAGAAATATCGACTAATTTAATTACATCTTTAATTGTAAATTGTTTATTAAAGTTGTTATAGTAATTTTGAAATTTAAATGCTAATGCTTCGCCAATTCTGCCTGAAACTATCTCAACATCAAAAGTTTGAGTTTTCTCAAACAAATCTATATATCTTGATAATGTAGCCCAACTTCTAGGTGTTGCAATTCTTGTTTGTCCGTCTTTAGGAACATTATACAAATCTCTAGGATTTTCGGCTATATAAGATGTAATAATATTATTAATCTTATTGTTTCTAGCCCAACTTAACCAAGATTCAACATCTAAACTTACTTTAACTTGCAAAAATCTATCTAATAGTGCTGGGTCTAGTTCATCAACGTAATAATCAAGACCTTGTTCTGATTCGGTTGGGTTTATTGCACCTACAACTAAAACATCTTTAGGAAGTTTATGTTGATGAATTTGTTTATCAAGAACAATTTGAAGTGCTGACGCTTTTACATCTTGTTGTGAGCGGTTTAATTCGTCTAAGAATAATACAGATTTCTTACCTTGTTTTTCGGCTTCTTTCATTCTGTAAAGCCATACAGGTTCAGTCCAAATTGTTACGCCGTCTTGAATTGTTGGAATTCCGATTAAGTCACCAATTTCTTGATTGCCTAATCTTAGGTCTTCAAAGTGATAGTTGTTTTCTTCTGCATATTCTTTAACTACGTAAGATTTACCAAGACCTGCGTCACCTGATATTAGAACACTATCACTTACTTCGTGAGCGATTTCTAAAACTCTTTTAATTTCTGATATTTTCATATCAATCTCCTTTAATCCTTTTAAATTATGTGAGAATTATAACACACTAAACCTTAAGATTTTCTTATGTTTTGGACGATTTTATAAAAAATTTACATATAAAATTCAGGATATAATTTTTTAAATTTATTTCTTTTTGTTGAAACTTCTTTTAATGTTTTATAATCTTGCGGACTATACATTTTAAAATTAAATAAGTGATATTGTCCGTCTATAAAGATATATTCTCTATTTTTAATCAATATAGTGCTAGAAAATCTACTTGATGATGTTACAACGTGCCTATTATAAAAGAAATATGTTTTTAATTCTTTATAAAAATATCTTTCAAAATATCTAATTGCTAATTTTCTATTTAAAATTGTTTTTCTTAAATGTTGCATTTCTAAAAATAATGATATTTGGTCTTTTACAACAGGATAAAGTTGTTCTCTATACCATTTATTATTTTTAAGTAATTCTTTATCAAACTCGCCAACTTTATCAATTAAATTTTGATAATAATTTTGTTTTTGATTTAATTCTTTATATAATTCTATTAATGATTTTCTAAAATTATCTATTTTTAATTTTCTAAATTTTTCTGTAAATTCAAATTCAGGTTCAGTAGTTTCTGAAATAACATAATTATTTTTATCTATATTTCTAAATCTATATCTTATTTCATCAGTATTTAGAAAATAGCACGCTCTAAATTTAGAATTAATAAAAATATATGCTTCAGTTAATACTCTTAATCTATTATCTAATCTTGTATTTTCTGAAGCACTATATGTATCATCAAACACTAATTTATAAAGAAAATCGTTGGCTATTGCATAAATGTAATACATTTAATTAAACCTATTTCTCACAAAAAGATTTTATATAATATTGCGGATAGTCATAATCAATCTTAACATTATTGTTGTCTAGCAAGAAAATAACGTGTTTAGGTTTTTCAGTCCAACTATCTTTAACTGATTCTATATATCCGTCAGTGATTACAATTATTACATCTGAATCTAATTCTTTGGCTTTTTGAATTCCTGGATAAAGATAAGTTCCGCCTTTGCCTGACCTTTCAAAAACTTTAGTTTTTCTATCAAAATCTGATACTTTTTTAACTTCTGTATCAACTTGAATAACTTTTAAACTTGAATTTGTAAGTTTGCAAATATGATAAATTTCTGATAATCCTGCATATATAAATTCATCTGCAATTGAGCCTGATACATCAACAATTACAGAAGTTGTAAAAGTTTTATTTGAGATTTTGCCACGCAAATCATCTCTATTCATAAATCTTCTATTAACTTTTAAAATTGATTGTCTTTTATCAATTTTCTTATTTCCTTGATAACGTCTTAATAATTGTTTCCAATTTAGTTGTGCTTTATCGTGAAACAAATCAAGAATTTCGATAATATTAGCAGGAATTGAACCCCTACCTTTTTCATTATTTTTTGTTGCGTCAAGTGCTTTTTTAATTGCTTCTCTAGTCATTGCTTTTGCAAGGTCATCTGAAGGAATTTTATTTTTGTTCCAAACATTGTGTGTTCCTGCTTCTTTATTTTCTTGACTATTATTGTTTTCATTGTCGTTACTTCCATTATTATCATTTCCACTTCCGTTGCCATTACCATTGCCACCATCATTATCATTAGCACCTTGATTATTTTTATCTTCTTTTTCTAAGAAATCATAATAATATTCTGCTTGTTTCTCTTTTTCTAAATTTTGATTTTTTGTTAAATCCTTAATTGTCTTTAAAGAAACGTGTGAATTTGGTAAGTCTTTAGTTTCAATAAGTTGATTAATAGAACAATCAGTTGCATAGTTCCAAATTTTATGTTTTCTATTTTCTAAACGTCCTAATAAGTGTCCGCCAAGAATATGCAACATTTCGTGTTTTAATAATCCCATTACAATATTATCTGAATATCTTTCTATAAATTTAAGATTAATAGCAAGATTATATCCATTATCGAAATATACACCTAAAGTTGGCACGCTATCAGTAAATTTAATTCTGCATTGAGTTATTAAATTTGCGTAAAACATATAAGTATCAGTATATTTAATATCGTATAGCATTGATTTATAAACTCTATAAAACTTATTATTTGCGTCACGTTCTTGATTTAAATTCTCTATTCTTTCATCAAATGAAGTATAAAGATTTTTAATTTGTTCTAAAATTTCATCAATTACAGGAACTTCTGCAAGTGGATTAAGTTTTTTTGCTAGTTCTTTAATTTCATTAAATTCATCTGTATCTTCATCAAGTGAAGTTAATTCTGTTCTAAGTTTTTCAATTGTTTCAGATACTGACAATCCGAAAATATCAGATAGTTCTTTAATGCCCTTAAAGTCTTTATTTTCTGCTGTCTTTGTTATTTCTGTATTCATTTCTAATCCTTTATTTGTTTGATAAGAAAATAATAACACAAATTCACTTAAACAATTCTTAATTAACATATGGATTTTTAAGTGTTTTAGAGATATTAGTAATATTATAATTACATATTAAGAATTATAAATTCTTGCTTAAATTAAGAAAAAATAAAGTATAAATAGATTTAGCAAACTTAATAAGGAATTATCTAAATGGCAGGCGAATTTGCATTTACATTATCAGATATTAAAAAACAACTAGGAGCAGGTCTAGGTCTTAGAACAAACAAATATCTTATTGAAATGCCTATGCCAGGTGTTCAAGGGAAAAAATTAGCGATACTTTGTCAATCTACTGCATTACCTGAACGTAATATAGGTGTTATAGATGTTTATTATCGTGGAAGACGTTATAAAATGCGTGGCGAAGCAGATTTTCCTGGAACATATACAATTAATATTATTGATGATTCTAGTATGAAAATAAGAAAAATGTTTGACGCTTGGTGCAAACTAATTGATAATACAAAACCTAAACAAAATGGTGTATTAGGTATGTTTGGTGACTCTTTCGTTCAAGGTATGGAAGCAGTAGCAGGTGTTATTCAGGCGGCTCAAAATTTAAAATCTCAAATAGATTTTGATAATGGTGTGGGATTCTTAACTAATGCTTTCTTAGGAACACCATCAGCACCTAATTATCAAGTTGATATTAATATTTGGCAATTAAACAAACAAAATGATAAAGTTTATGGATATAAATTGCAAAATGCTTTTCCTAGTGAAGTAGGTGCAGTAGAACTTGACGACGCAAACGAGTCACAATTATCACAATTTAGTGTAACTTTTGCATATTCTGAATTAGAACCTATTGAACCTAAATCAATTACAAGAAAAATTATTGATGGTGCAATTGGCGATACAGGTCAAGATATTGTTAATGGTATAGAGAATTTATTTGACTAGATTACTAATTCCGAATAATTATTTTGAATAAAATTTATACTTTGTTCTAATCTATCAAGATTTCTTTTGTGTGAATCAGCAACTCTTTTAAAATCATTTGCTTGTGACATAATAGAACTGCTGTTGGATATAATCAATTTTTTAAGTTCTTGGTCTGATATATTCTCTGATACTCTTGTCACTATAATTAATTTATTTGTATCATCGATAAAATAATCAAATTTGCTAGTTTTTATGATAACATTAGATTTATATTCAGTATCTTTAACTAAAGTATAAGTTTTTCTTTTAATATATTTTTCATAAATTCTATTATTGGCATTATAATTTGATTTAGTAAATTTGTGACTTGTTAATAATACATTATAATGATTTTTAAGAAAAAATAAAAAATCTTTAACTAAAGTCATATTAGAATTAGAAAATTCTAAGACATCGCCGATATTATATTCTTTTTGATTTTGCTTTTCATAATAAGATTGATTAAAAGCATATTTATTAACAATATATTTCTCTTTAAAAAATTCAACTATATTAATATTATAAGTATTAGAATTAGAAAATAATTTAATACTTCTATTGTTGTTTAATTTAACTAATTCGGCTATATCTTCAATTTGTATAAAATCTTTCATTATAATGCCACCTAATCCTTTACTTTATATCAAATATTCAGAATAATTGTTATTAATAAATTCAACTAATTTTAAATTTTTATTAATTTTTTCATCAAAATAATTAATAGAATTTTTAACTGAATTTATTGTTGATTTATCTGTTGTGTTATTAAAATTTTTAATTAATCTGTTCTTTTCATTAGTAAATCTATTAATATAATCTGATGAATTTGTATAATAAAAATTTATAAATTCTTTAAAACTCCATAAATCAAGATTTTGATTCATTACGCCAACTTTAACAAATTTCATTAGTGAATGGCTATAATTATAATATAGAGTTATAACACCTTGAACTTTTATAAATCTTGCACTACCGCCTATTTTATAAACTTTTATTTTATCTGATTTCATATATAGTAGCAAATCTCTAAATTCTAATTCTTTTAGTGGCAACATATCTAAATCCTATAAGCACTTTATAAACAATATTCTAAATAATTATCTTTGATATAATTTAAATCTATTTCATATTTTTGTATTTGTCTTTTAATATATCTTATTCTATCTAGCCATTCATCTAAATTTTTATAATGCCTTTCTTTCAATATAGTTTCTTTAAAATAATTTTCATCTAATTGTAGGGTCTTTTTAAGTTTTTCAGATATTAAATTTATAATAATAATTTCATTAAAATTATAATCAAGTATATATTCAAATTTATCTTTTATTTCTAATAAATATGTATTTTCTGTATATTTAGGATAATACTCATCTAAAACAAATTTGAGTTTAAAAGTTTTTAATTTCTCTGCTTTCTTTTGTTCTGTTTCATAATGCCCTTCATCTACTTTTAATTGTTTATATAGATAGTTTAAAACAGAATTTATTTTTTCATAATAATCAGATATAAACATATTTTCATCACATTCTGTTGCGTCAGTGTGAATTATTGCAGTATGCCTTAAATCTATGGCTTCATAAGCATTTTTTGAAAATTCAAAATCTTGTGACAAATTATTATACTCTAATCTAATTTTATTTTTATCGGCAGTGATAAAAGTCATCTTGCCACCTGATTTTAATAAATCTAAAATTTGAGTAAAGTTTAGCCTAGAGTCAAAATTACCATTTGCTTGTAGAAAAATCATTATTAATCCTTACATTGTGTATTCTAAATAATCTTTGTTTATTATATCCAATAAATCCTTAAATTTACTATAATTTGCAATATTTGGCTTTAATTGGTTATCATATTTTTCTAAACTTTCATTTAATAATTCATCTATTATTAATTTTTTTAATTCATATTCTGATAAATCTTTATAACTAGGATATAAATTTACTACTATAAGTCTTTTTTCATAAATTGAAAAAGATTGATAATACTTGCTTGGCTTCATAAGTCTGCCATCAAAATGTGGTATTGTTTGCAATTCTAATTTATAATTCATATATTGATTATGTTTTGTTATTGTGTTTTCTTTTTGATTGTTATAGTATTTTATCATTTTAAAATAAGAATCGATTAAAAAATTTATTGCGTATATAAATTTTCTCATAAAATCTGATTTAGATAATTTAATATTGAAATCTATATCAATACCATATAAAGGCATTATTTCTTGCCTGCCATTTGGATTTAAAAAATTATTAATATCTGATGTTGTGCGTTCATAAAGTTTATTATAGCAATTAAAATCAGAATATAAAGATGTGTCAAATCTATATATAGAACTTAAATTATCATATTTTATTTTAAAAGCAGTCATATAATCTTCATAAGGACAAGTATATACACTAAATCTATCGTGCAAGTTATATTTCTCTACTATATCATAAAAACTTATAATATCTTTAAATGAAACTGCACTTGCTGATAAAATATTATGAAGTTTTGTTCTATCAGGTTCTATTGTAATAGGTAATTTGTTTTCATTTGTTTCCATTTAAAGTCCTTTATAATAAGTATTCTGAATAATTATCTGAAATAATATCCAATTGTTTCTTAAAATATTCTAATCTAGGTTCATATTTTTTAATAGATTCTTGTAATTCTTTTATAGGATTTAAATATAATTTTTCTATTATATGGTCTTTTATTTGTTTTTCAGTATAATTTTCATATCCAGGTTTTAATTCATAAACAAAGAAAATACCTGCTTTAATTTGTAATCTTTCAAAAATTTTAGTAGGAAAATATAAAGATTCATATTTTCTTGGCAAATAATCATTTATTATTGCTACTTTATAATTTAATGCTTTGTTATATTGTATTTCTTTAGATTTTAGTGCTTGCACCTTATTATTAAAATTCTTTTCAAATGATTGAAATTTTGTTTCTAATTGTTTAGTGAATAATTTTATAAATTCTGTTTTTGAAATTTTTGTATCAAAATTATATGGTATTGTTTGTGTAGATGTTTTTAATTTACCATTTTCAAGTGTAAATAATAATTCTGATTTTACTAATTCGTAAAAATTAAATTCTTTTAAATTTGATGTATATTTATAAATTGCTTCTTTGCCAAAGTAAGTAACTTTAAAATAAACTAAACATTCATATTCTTCTAATGGTAATTGCTCTTGTGTAATTGATATAAAAATATCGTTTTCAAGAAATTTATTATAAGAAATTAAATCATATAAATTTAAAATATCTTGAAATGATAATTGATTTTGTTTTAAAATAGATTGAATATCATCTAAATTCTTTTGTGCTTCAAGTTGATACTTATTCATCTTGTGTTCCTTAACTTTTAATTGTGTTAGATTATCACACCTAAACTTATAAAAACATTAAGGAACACTTAATTGAAAATTAAATTCTATTTGGAATTAAAAACTTTCTCTGCAAATGCTGTAATTCCGCCACGAACAATTTTATCCATCACAGTGGCGTGCAACTTAACTTCAGGGTGTTTTTCTTTAGTTGCATTAAATAGTGTTGATAAAGCATTTGTATATTTGTTTATATAAGGGTTATCAATTTGATTATTTGAACCTATTACAATTAATTTACAACCTTTATCAAGTCTTGAAATTACTAATTGTCCTGACTTTTTACTAAAATTTGCAAATTCATCACATATTACTACTGCGTCAGAAATTGTCCTGCCCCTTAATTCGCCTATCCACATTGTAGAAATATTATATCGCTCTTGCAATTCTTCCGCTCTTTTATCAATTAAATCTTCTGAAATTTGGTCTTTATTTGATTTATTATGATTTGCTTGTGTTAATTGCTGTTTAGCAATAAATTTTAAGGTATCATATAGTGGGTGGTTATAAATAGCAAATTTTTCTTCAAGACCTGGTAAATATCCTATATCTTCGCCTTTGTCTATTGATTCTATTGAGTTTCTTATATATACGATTTTATTAAATTTTTTCTCTTTTACCAAACGCATTGCTGTTGATATTGCCAATAATGATTTACCACTTCCAGCAGGAGCATTTGAAATTATTATATTAGTATAATCGGATATTACAGAACCCACAAATAATTTTTGACCTAAATTTAAAGGTTTTATATCTTGTTTATTGATATTGCTTTCATCAAGTCTATATAATGTATCATTAAAAACTTGATAAACATCTGTTTTACCATTATCAAATTTTATTATATAGTTAAAGTTATCAGGTTGATAATCTTTATCAAAATCATAAACTTTTGTGCCGTCTAAATCTATATAATCTTTTACAAATATTTCTTTAATAAAATGATAATCTATTTCTTGTGATGAACCTTTTAAAGTTTCTGCTTCTATATTTTCAGATAGTGCTTTTAATCTACACATTACATCAAAACTTATTAATATAGAATCTTTAAAATATTGACAAATTTCAATTATCTTTCTATCGTTTAATATAGTTGTGTGTCTATATTTTGTATCGGATTCAAATTCTTTTAAGTCTGCTACGTATAGAGTAATATTATTTGCTTTATTTGTTAATTTAGATAATCTTAAATTATCCGCTTTATTTGAATTTACAAAATCTAAAAGATTAGGATTTGATATTACTTGTATTTCACATTCATCTAAAAATCGTCCAAATTCACGGCTACGATAACCTAATTCATCAAAATTTGTTTTCTTTGTATCTAGTTCATCTAATGTTATACTAGGTAAAATTAAGATATTTTCATTATTATAGATTTTAAATATATTATTTAAATCATCTAAAATAATATTAGTATCTAAAATATATGTTTTTACCATTTTAATTTCCTTTAAATTTAATTAATATAATTTAGTGTGATTGGTGCAATTCACAATCACAAGAATTTGCTATTTTCTCTAATGCTTTTTTATTGCCTTGTTCTAAATTCCTTTCTAGTGTTAAGAAATCATCTGTATTATTAAAATCTAAATCAGGATTAAAATGTATTGTATCTGCCAATACTACATTAAAATCGCCTGCTTTAGTTACAAGTGAGCCATTAACATCTATAAATGTATTATTCTTAAATTTGATATAGTTGCCATTTTCTGTTGTGTAAATATCAACTGCACTTAATAATGAACCTAATTTGAATAAATCTCTATCAGATAAATTATTTAAAAAATTTATAAAATTATTAAATTTATTTTCTGATATGTTGGCGAGTGCTGATAATTTTTCTAACTCTGAACTCATTTTCTCTACTCCTTAATGTTATTAAAATCTTTATTTAATGTAATTAAAACTCTTGTATATGGCTGAATATAGAATTTTCCGTTATCTTCATAATAACTTTTATTTTCTAATCTATTGGGTATTTCTAAATTTAAATATCTATTTAATACTGTTGTTTCGCTTGATTTTCCACTTGAACTATGAAAAATTGTATTATGATATTGTTTATCAAAAACACACCCATTTTTAACTGCACCTAAATTTACTATATTATATTGTCTATAATTTAAAATAGTAAGTGCAGATATAGGAACTCCGATAACACCGTTATAATCATAAGGAATATCTGCCGTCTTGTCGCAATTTATAGCATTATAATTATCGTATTTTTGATGTAATTCAGGATTGTATTTTGTTTTAAATTCTCTAATTGGTAGTTCTTTGGTTTGATTGATATTAGTTAGCCATATAGATGAAACTCTTTGCAATACTCCATCAGGTCTTATAAATTCGTAAGTTTGTTTTCCGCTGTATGCGACCATTATCTCTCTCTCTCTCTCAATTTGCTAAAAGTATCTCTATACCCTAAAACATTTAAATTTGCAATAATTATAAATTTAACTTTTAAATCCATTAAGAAATTAAAGAATTCTTTATATAGAGAAAATGGTGGATTTGTTACTACTATTATATCATCTATATTATCTGTTATTATATTAGAATTATACTCAAATAAACCTGATTCGATAGGTGTTTTAATCTCATTAATACCATCATAATCA